TGTTTCTCAGGATATCCTTCCCTAGTCTCAGCATCTCTGGCACTCCAATCCCTAATGATGGCAATGATCTTTAGCTTATTCACGGGGGTCTTTTTGACAGTCTCTACCAACCATGCATAGATATTGAGCTGTTGCTCCCACTCTTTCTTCTCATTCATGACCGCCCAAGCTCCAACAGTCTTGTAGTCATTGACCTCGATACCATCTTCATGGACGATCTGTAGGTCAATCGCTCCAGAAATATGCCAGCCGTCTATTTCGGAATGAAGTCGTTGCTCTACGATATGGTTAGGGTCTTTGCCCTGTTCTAAAACATGGTGAACTGCCGTACCAAAGACTGCCCAAATCATATCCGTCACATCGACTTCAATCTTCTCGGAGTACTTAGCTTTTAACTGTACGATCTGTGGGCTGTTTAACAGCTCCGTCACCGACATATGGGCTTTGCCCTTGGTGTAGGTTGGCCGCTCTACGACATTCAAGAATGTTTGTGGCAGCCCGTATTTATTAGTAATAATCATTTATATCCCTGGCAGTTGCATAATACAATTAGTATGCGTTTTATTTGTGTCTTATTTTTTGTAACTATACAATAGATTGTACACATTGTCTTTCAAGTATTGCAAAATATTTTTAAATAAGGAAAACCCTGATGCTTAACTTCCCTTGGCCGCCAGCCCCACTAAAGCCCAATGTCAAAACCCACTGGGCTACAAAGGCTAAAGCCACCAAAGAATATAAGGAAATGTGTTTCTATCTCACCAAGGAACAGAAGATCCCCACCAAGGAATACTCGGAATTGCATCTTATTTTTTACCCACCCAGCAAAAGACATTACGACCTTGATAACCTCCTAGCCAGCATGAAAGCTGGGTTAGACGGTATGTCTCTAGCCTTGGGAGTCAATGACAGATGCTTTAAAAAAATCACAGTAGAACGGGCAGATGAGACTGGCGGAACTGTAAAGATTGTATTAGGGTAAACACCTAGCTATCCCCAAACGTTTGAGGATGTGCTTAAAAAATAGGCAACTCATGCTGTGAATTTATACAGTATAATTTTCCTGTTTCATGAATGTTTCCTTGGTTGTCCTTATGGGCGGTTTTTTCTCCTCACGTGACCGCCCACTTTTTTCTTTTTGTGTTATATTTATTTCTAGCGGAGTGAAGTCCGTGTGGTAAGTTGATTTCGACAAGACCCCTTCGGGTTGTTCTGAGTGTTTAGTAAATGTCCGAGATCCATTTATTAAACAACTTCACCTTAGAACAACTCCAAGGGGTTTTTCTTTTGGCGGTTTATCCTGGACGGCTTCGAGTACACCAGCGGGATAAATACAAGCACTACTGGGGGTAAGTAGATGTAATAGTGCAAGGTCGGTGGCGAAGATAGTGCCGACTCTACGAACGACTGTCGGGTGCTGTGGCTCCAATGGAGGAAGCAGTTGAAGGACGCACTGGGTAGGCGAGGTGCGTCCACCAAAAGAGGAAGGGTAATAACTAGTATTAAGTAGTAAGTAATAAACCGAAAATAAAGGAAAGAGGAAACAATGAAACTAGAAAAAATTAAGTTAGAAAAAATTAATGTAGATGGCGATTTGCAGGTTCGTGACAAGATCATTGAAGATGCCGTCAGAGAATACGCAGAAGTAATCCGTGAAGGTGGCAAGATGCCGCCAGTAACAGTATTTTTTGATGGTAAGACCTACCACCTAGCAGACGGCTGGCATCGTTTCTTTGCCCACAAACAAGCCGCATTCGCAGAAATTGAAGCCGAAGTCCATGATGGTTCACGCAGAGATGCGATCTTGTTTGCCGTCAGTGCCAACGATAAGCACGGATTACGCAGAACCAATGCCGATAAACGCAGATCCGTTCTTGTTCTTTTGGAAGATTTTGAATGGAGCGAGTGGAACAATAGCAAGATCGCAGAAGTTTGCGGTGTATCAGCGACATTCGTAGATAAGATCCGTAAGGAAATGAACACTCCTCAACCAACAGCTCGTAAAGTAACTCGTGGCGGTGTTGAGTATACGATGGACACATCGAAGATGGGTCGAACAAAAAAAGCCAAACCAGAGACTCCACCCGATCCAGTCGTTGATGAGAAGGAACAAAAGATTGAAGAGATGGCAACTGAGTTCCAAGCCATAGCGGAGGAGAACGAAGAACTCAAGGCACAGATTGCAGTTGGCTTGATGGAAGGTACTGCCGAAGATAAGAAAAAAGCTCACGAGATTATCATAGAGCAAGCAGAAAGAATTAAATCATTAGAAGCACAAGTAAAAGGCTTAACTGCGTCCAGAGATTCGTATCAGCTCAAGAATGCGGAGTTGTTAAAGCAAGTAAATTACTGGAAGAAGCAAGTCCAAAAAGCTGTATAAGTTTATGGGGGTGAAGATCGTAGGTTGATACGAGGGTGTGCTGTTTGCGTTTGAAAAAGTAGTGTGGTTTTACCTTATTTTCCACACACTTCGGATAGGGTGGCAAACAAAACATTTTGCAGAAGCTGGGGATCAACGCCAGCCACCCCCGCCCATTATTTTGTACCGACATCAGGCGGTTTCCTGATAGTAAAGGAGAAAAATTTGTTAGAGTTAAGACCACACCAACAAGAAGTGGTGGAGCAATTAAAACAAGGCTTCAAACAAGGACACATAAGACAACTACTGTACGCATCCACAGGCTTTGGTAAGACCGAGGTAGCGATGGAGATCATGAGGCGAGTATCTGAGGGATACAAGAAAGCCGCCATGATTGTGGATCGGATTGTATTGGTCGATCAGACGAGTGCCAGACTATCCAAGTACGGCATCGAGCATGGAGTCATGCAGTCTGGTCATTGGAGAGAAAGACCATCTGAGCGAATTCAAGTTTGTTCTGCACAGACCCTTGAACGCAGAGATTCATTTCCAGACATCGATCTGATTATTCTGGATGAATGTCATATCGTCCGTAAGAAAACAGTCGAGTTCCTCAATAGGAATCCACAAATCCGTGTCATTGGATTGACCGCCACCCCATTTACTAAAGGTTTAGGAGACATCTATACCCATGTGGTAGGAGCTACTCCGACTGGCGACTTGGTAGAGAAGGGTTGGTTAGTTCCCTTGAAGGTCTTTGTCGCTAAAGAAATTGACATGACTGGAGCTGAGAAGAATTCATTTGGCGAATGGAAAGAAGCTGAAGTTTCCAAGCGAGGCATGGCAATTACAGGCGATGTCGTCAACGAATGGATTAAGAAAACCCATGAAATCTTTGGCGGCCCACGAAAAACAATCGTATTTTGTTCGGGCGTGGATCATGGCAGAGATTTGGTCAAAGGGTTTGCCGAAGCTGGGTATCGGTTTGAGTCCGTGTCCTACAAGGAGGACGATGACTACAAGCGTTTAACCATCGAGGACTTTTCTAAACCAGACACAGAAATTCACGGGCTAATTGCTACGGACATCCTAACCAGAGGGTTTGATGTAACCGATGTGATGATCGGGGTATCTGCTAGACCATTCTCTAAGTCTTTCTCATCCCATGTGCAACAGATGGGTCGAGTAATGCGTCCGCACGAAGGTAAAGAGTTTGGAGTCTGGCTCGATCACTCAGGTAATTTCTTGCGGTTTCGTAAAGATTGGGACGACTTGTATACCGAAGGCGTTAAGACTTTGGACAGCTCCGTAGAGAAAGCTAAGAAAGAACCAACCGAGCGAGAAAAGCAAGAAGCAGTCTGCCCTAAGTGCAAGGCATTGTGGACATTTAAAAGCCATATCTGTGGCGAGTGCGGTTACGAGCGTCCGTTAAAACAAGTCTTGACTTTGCCAGGGGAACTGCAAGAACTTTCAGAATCAAACCGCAAGCTTCAGATTGACAACCGCCAGTTCTATGCCGAGCTGATGTATTACGGCAAGCTTAAGGGCTACAAGGATGGCTGGGCAGCAATGAAATATAAAGAGAAGTTTGCTGTGTATCCCAACGGCATCCGAGTCAATCCCTCTCCTACCTCTGCTAAAACCATGCAATGGATTAAGAGTCGCATCATTGCATACACTAAGTCCAAGGCGAGGGTTCAGGCATGAAAAGAGATCCGTGGGCTAAGTGTAGGATTAACACGCCAGAGGAAAGGATTACCTATTTGGCAAATTGGTATCTAGGCGTGGGCAGAAGAAGAGGTTGGAAGCGAATCGCTGACCAACTCAATGCAGAACCAGAAGCAGAACAAATAAAACAAAAAATGAGGAAATTACGATGAAATATCTATCAGTGTGTTCGGGGGTGGAAGCAGCCACAGTTGCTTGGCATCCTTTGGGTTGGAATCCAATCGGTTATGCCGAGATCGAGACCTTCCCATCAGCAGTTTTAAGTCATCATTACCCCACAGTTCCCAATCTGGGGGACATCACAAAATATAAGGAGTGGAACATAAATGGAACAGTTGAACTTTTGGTCGGAGGAACACCATGCCAAGCCTTCTCAGTCGCAGGACTTAGGAAGGGACTCGAAGATCCCAGAGGAAACCTTACCCTCGTCTATACTGGAATTCTTGATCGATTCAAACCCAAATGGTTTGTTTGGGAAAACGTCCCTGGTGTCCTCAGTTCAAGTGGTGGACGGGATTTTGGTTCCTTCCTCGGGGCGGTGGCAGAACTCGGGTATGGGTTCTCATACCGAGTGCTTGACGCTCAGTATTTCGGAGTCCCCCAAAGACGCAGAAGAGTCTTTGTTGTCGGATGTCTTGGAGACTGGGTCTCTGCATCCAAGGTTCTTTTTGAGCCAGACTGCCTGTCAAGGGATACTGAGGAGAGCAGAAAAACGAGGGAAAGAACTTCCTCCGCTACTTCGTCAGGCGTTAGAGGCAACATAGAAACCTTTAATCGCCAAAGCCATTCTCAGTTTGGCGTTGATCCGTTAGCCAGCACAGTCAAAGCTAGAGATCATAAACAGTTTACTGATCTGGTTGTGTATGAGACTCACCCAGCGGACTCCAGAGTAAGAGAGATGGGCGATGTTTGCCAGACTGTTACCTCTCGCTGGGGGACAGGTGGGGGTAATGTGCCGATTGCTTTACAGGATATCTCAGGCAGAGATAAGGCACAAAATGGGCGTGGCTGGAATGATGAAGGAGTTAGCTATACCCTTGATGCAGCCGCGACCCAAGGCGTTGCGTATTCTATTCGGGAAGATGCAATCGCTGGGAACTTTAGTGCCACTCCTTTGGAAGTAACCCCAGCCCTTCAGGCACTCCGACCCTCCGTCCAAAGCCATCACGCCCAGACATTTATTGCTCAGGCGGTAGATGTTTACAACCAATGTATTGATGGAGATGTAACGGCAACTGTGACCCGTGCGGTTGGTGGTTCTAATACTTCTGGCCCAAAGATTATGCAACAGATGGCGGTTCGTAGGTTAACCCCAATCGAATGCGAAAGACTCCAAGGATTCCCAGATAACTATACGAACATCGCTTGGAGAGGCAAGCCTGAATCTCCCGATAGTCTGAGGTATAAAGCGATGGGAAACTCGATGGCAGTCCCTTGCATGAAATGGATTGGGGAGCGAATTGAAATGGTAGAAAAGGGAATGTTATGAATTTTGAATCTTTTGCAGAAAAACACGGCTTAATTATTGATAGCCTTGTTCACGATAAATGGACTCGGTGCAGGACTGTTGATAAGCCAAACAAAAAGAACGGCTCGTATATATTCGATGGGATAACGGGTGCGGTGCAGAATTGGGCAGTCCATGAGAAACCTATTAGCTTTCGTGGCAAGCATGACCCTTCACAAGTAATTCGGAAACCAAAAATTACTATCGATGTTGCCAAGAATAATTCCAGGGCAAGCGGTAAGGCAGCATTCATCCTAAATAATGCCGTCAAAAAGCAACATCCTTACTTGGAAAAGAAGGGTTTCCCAGAAGAAAAGGGATGGGTTTGGGGAGAGCTTTTGATAATCCCAATGCGAATCAATGGGGATTTGGTTGGATGTCAATTAATCGATCCAAAGGGCAATAAGAAGTTTTTAAGCGGACAGAAAACCAAGAACGCTTCTGCGATCTTTGATAACAAAGGACAGGTTATTCTGTGTGAGGGGTATGCCAC